TGCTGGTTCGCTACCAGATGAACTTGAGGAATAGCAGGTTAGCTCAAGAGAGATAAAAATAAAATCCTGCCCAAATCATTAGTCAGTAGCTCAATCAGGTAGAGCGTCAGTCTCCAAAACTGAATGTTATTAGTTCAATTCTAATCTGGCTAGCCATTCCAAACCATGCCTATGTTGCAAAGCAATATGCACAAATCGTGTTGGTCATACGCGACAAACCTCTGTGTTTATTAACATACGTTTGTCCTATCTTTTTTGGCATTCACCTCTGTTAATTCTCTTATCATGTGAATGCCGCCTTAAACGGCGCATATCTCCCTGTTTACAACAAGTATGTAATTACAGGTATGCCTTCTTATCTACATAAAGGCTATCAATGTCAACAATAAATATTGATTTAACGAATCCTGTAAACACTATTCGAGCCTTAGTTGGTGATGTAGATTCCTGCAATCCAATCATGTCAGACATGATGTACCAACAAATCATTGATCTATACACAAATGGAACAAGGGAAGAATGTTCTATTGTGTGGATGTCAGCAATCTACGCTGCTCAAATAATCCTTGCCCACTATGCTCCTGACTCAATGCGATACAGAGAGCGTGTAAATGCTGTAGAAGTTGATTACTACGGCGGTGAGAGATTCAAGAATTATGAGAAGTTGATTAAGTGGTTGAGGAATAACCCTCCTAATTATTGTGATGCTGGAACTACTGGTGGCTTGTTCTACTTTGGAGGGACATACACAGAATGTAGTTCAATCTACACCCTACGCTATATCAACTCCTGCCTCATGGATTGCTGGGGGTGTCGCTGGGAGAATGGTTATTATTCTTCTTGTCAAGGAGCATAAGTATGGTTAGGAAACTAAAGCTTCTGCAAACTCATACAGTAGTGTTTAAACGCATTGGGAGCGCTTCTGAGAAGCCTTACGTTGATGAGTATGGTAAGACTGTCACCCCATCTACAATTGAGCTTATAACAGCACATGGGAGCTTACAGCCACGTTCTAAAGCCAACAATAGGCTTAATACAGAAGCTGGGGCTAGAGAGCAGGATTTCATGTCATTCTTTACCAAAGTTGATCTTAGAACAGTAGATCAGGTTGGTAATAACCTTGCTGATACCTGCACTATTGGAGATAAAGAATTCAAGGTGACAAGAGAAGGCCCGTGGGTAGGCTTTAGTCTCACCCCTGACCATCATGAATATTTCCTTCAGTTGATACAACCATTTGGTTCATAGCCATGATGAGCGTAAAGATAAGGCGCAAAGGGAATAAGCTTCAGAATATCCGCAAGTCAATAGAGAATATCCACAATAAGAAAACATCTGTTGGATATTTTGCTTCACAAGGAAAGCATGTTGGTAGAGATGGAATAGCTGATTATTCTTATGCAGGGTTAGCTCAAGCATTGGAGCTTGGATTAACACTCTCAAGATTGAATTTTAATAAGCCAATGCCATTTATGAATTCCATAGCAAGGCTCACTGTCACAAGTATAACCAATGCGACAGTAGTGAAGAGAGCATTCCAGTCTTGGGGCAGGGATTTACACAAGATAGCTGATCCAACAATGCTGCTCGATCCCATCGGCAAATATGCCCAATCCAAAGCAAAAGAAGTGTTCAACAACACTGCCTACTTCCCACAGAATAAATATAACAAAACACCAATATTTGAAACTGGTGAATTGTTAAAGAATTTTGCCTATAAAAACTCTGTATCAAATAAAGTGAGAACATAATGTGGCATTAGACTTAAATGCAATACGAAAAACTGTTATTGATTCAGTCAAGGCAGCTATCGGAAGTGATCTCTCGCAAACCTACAATCCTGTCTTAGATGAAACTTATGGCACTGTGCTAATGGCACGGCCAAATGGTGAACTTCCTGTTCCAGAATATCCCTATGCTGTTTTAGATATATTAAGCATACGTGATACAGACTGGCACATTACTAATCTTATTTATGATGAAGTTAATGACAAGTTTATATGGGAAACACACAGAACACTGGATATGCAAATATCTATTTATGGCACAGATGCTTTAAGCCTTGCTAATAAATTAGAGATGGCATACCGAATGGATTCGATACGAGAGATTCTTATCGAAGGTGGGCTTGGGTTAGTTGATGTGCGTCAAGTACAAATACTTCCAGAGCTACTACAAACTGATTGGCTTGAATCAGCCTTTATCAAGTTATCAGTCAGAGCAAATGACAAGTACACCGATCCTGATCTTGGAGCAATTGAATCTGTTGTTATAACAGGTGAGCTTGAAGATGCGTTAGTGCTTTACCCAATGACAATCACAGTTACATCCCCTTAATCCTATTCCACTTAACAACCCTTGTTTAACCAAAGAGGTAAACTATGGCCTTACAGGACATATCCCGCGTAACAATTAGCCTAGACAGTGGTGGTATTACTCGCCCTAGTTTTGGCATTCCTATTTTCTTCGCTGCACACAATTACAGTACAAACAGGGTTGATTCATTCTCCACCTTAGCTGAAGTAGCTGCTGTGTTTGGTACAACTGCCAATGCTTACAAAGCTGCTCAATCTGTGTTTGGTAATTCACCCTCTGTAGAAACATTCAAGATTGCTCGTATTGTTGGCAACACTGATGTAACACCAACCATCTCTACTGTTGGCACTGTGTATACAATCACTATTACTGATCAAGATGGTGTATCTGTCACTGCTTCTGCAACAATGGATGGAACAACTAATACAACTATTTCACAAATTGTTGATGAGCTTGTAGCTGACATTAATGCTGGTGCTCAGAAGGTATTGGCAATAGATAATACCACTTATCTGACATTATCTCGTGAAGGTGGTTCATACCCAACTATTGACTTCAAGGTAAGCGGTGTAACCAATTTAACTATTGCTGAAGCTACTGCTGGTAGTGAAACAATATCTGATGCTTACAATGCTCTGAAGCTTGTTGATAATGATTGGTATGCTGTTGCATGGGAAGATCATACAGACAAAGCAAACATCCTTGCTCTTGCTGCCCTTGTTGAAGCTGACACAAAAGTCTACTTCTATGGTAGCTCTGCTGTTGAATCAATTGATGACACATACACCCTCGGCACTGACCCAGATGCTTCAGATATTATTGCATGGCTTGCTGAAGGCAACTACTTCCGCACTATCACTTGGTGGCATCAAGATGCAGATACAGCTTTTAACGAGTTGTCATACTGCGGCTATAACCTCCCATTTGATGCAGGCACAGTAGTTTGGACTAACAACCAGTTGTCTGGCGTATCTGTTGCCAAGAATCCTAATGGATTTTCATTAACATCTACACAGCAAAATAACCTTGATGCACGTAATGCTACATTCATGGGTGTTAAGGGCAGTGTTGCTTATACTCGTGGTGGTAAGGTAGCTGGTGGTGAATGGATTGATAACATTCATGGCAGAGATAACCTGCAATCTGATATGGAATTGGACATCTTTGATCTGTTGACCAATCAACAAGGCAGGAAGCTTCCTTACACAGACAAAGGTATTAATATTATTGCTGGTGTTGTTGAATCACGTTTGAATTATTACAAGACTAAACGTAATTTCTTGGCTGATCCAATCACCATTAATGTACCAAAAGCAAAAGACGTTCTACGTGCTGATAAAGTTGCCCGTGTATTGAACGACCTAACATTTACAGCAAAACTGGCGGGTGCAATCATTATGACTGACATCTCCGGCATTTTAGAGGTTTAATTAGATGGCTGATTCATTACCAGTATATAGCTCCCGCGAAGTATCTTGTGCGTGGGGCTTTGTAAACTTTGAAGGCTTCTCAGGAGACAACATTGTCTCTATGGAATATAACAGTGATCTCACCACTGAAACTGTGAGTTGTGATGGGAAGCTTGCTACATCTGTTACACCAGACCGTACAGGCACTGTTACTGTTGAGTTGATGCAAACATCTGCAACACATGCTCAATTAACCGGCATCCTTGCTGCACAGGAATCAAGCGGTGATACATCAGTATTGTTCCGTAGTGATTTCGCTGTGTCTGATCCAAGTGGTTCTGCTGGTTATATTGCACGTAATGCTTACATCAAGAAAGCTCCTACTCTTGGTTTAGGTGTTGAGCAAGAAACGCGTGAATGGACTTTCTATGCTGAACGTATTGAGCCTCTGAATGCTGCTCGTGGTATATCTGCTGCTTCTGCAATCATCCAAGATGTGTTGTCTGTTGTTAGTGGTATGAAATCGTTAATTGGCCGTTTCTAAAACGGCTTGGTTCTAATAAATAGAATGGAGGGATAATGTCACATTCTGAATTTGATTATGTAAAAAAAGATATTGAAGGTGTTGTATACAAAATAAAATTACTCAACACATCTGAAGCTTTCCTGAGTGGGCAAGAGCTGTTGAAGCTTACGTTACCATCAATGGGGGCATTTGCTGATGGTGTTAAAACATTGGATGATCCATTCAGTGATCAAACCACCTTCACTGCAATAGCTTATAGCTTGGTTAAACAAATGGGAGACGTAAACACTCTCTCAATAATCAAGATGCTATTGCATGATGCTACAGCTAATGATGTAGTGATTAATTTTGAATCCTATTTTAGAGGTAAGCTGGGTCTCCTTGTTAAAGTTGTAGAATTTGCAATGACGGAGAATTACGGTAGCCTTTTTACAGACATGGGTTTGAGAGAACACTTGATGAGCTTTATGAAAGGATTGGCTCCTCAGACCTCAGAGCAACCACAGTCGGAAGAGTAGCAACACTGATAGATAAGAAAACCTGTTTAACGGATTATGACAGGTTCTTCTTTAGTGTTACGAATTCTGAGTTTTGTGATGTTGATATATTATCTCTGAAATACAAGTTTTCAATGAGACAGTTTATGGCTTTGAAGGAGAATATCCTACAGCGTGAATTGTTCAAAGCAGCCAACCTTGTTGATGAAAAACGCAGAAGAGACAAAGAGAAGAAATAATGGCAAATACGATTAATGATTATGTCTTTGAGCTTCAGTGGGATGGTAACAAGGTTACAAAAGGCATTGATGCCATAGAGGCTAGGCTCTCTAAATTACAAAAAGGTGTTGGTACAAAGTTATCTGCTACAAAAGAGAGAGCAACATCTGGTAAAGTAACAAAATCAAAATATAATGCAGAGAAAGTATTACGTGATAAACAAAGAGCATTAGAAGCAATTACAAAGTCACAATTTGCTGCTGAAAATCAACAACTGAAAGCCAAGGCTGCTTATGAAAAGAAGCAAGCAAAAATAGAAGCGGATAGTGAATGGCAACAGTTAAAAGCTAAGATGGATCAAGCTGACCATTATCAGAAGAGGATGGCTGCTGCTGCAAAAGCACAAGTTAAAACTGAGAGAGAAAAGAATGCTCAGCTTAAAGCTCTTGCTAGGCAACGTACTCAAGAATCTTCATTTGAAACAGCTAGGATGATGCAGATAGATAACGCTAATTCTCGAATTGAGAAAATGAATAACCTATTAGCTCGCACAAGTAAGATTGGTGGTGAAGCTGGTAGTGCGTTTAATGCTAGTATTTCTCAAGCAAGACAATCATTATTAGAGTTTCAGAACAGATGGGGAACAGGGCAAGTTAAATCCCGCCGTGACCTCAATACAATGAAACAACAATTGATTGCTATAACTCAACAAACAAAAATGTTGGGTAACACAGTACAACAAGCAACAGGGAAATTCTCTGTAATGCAGAATGTCACCAAACGTATTGGTGCTACATTTCTTGCTATGGGTGCTTCAACAATGGGAGCCTATGCTCTTGCTGGTGGCGTACAAGCATCATTTGCTGCCGCTAAAGAGTATGAAAAACTTGACATAGCAATGACTGCTGCATTTGGTTCACAGCAAGCATCCAACAGAGAAATGTTATATGCTGAGGATGTTGCAAAGCGTTATGCCATAGACATAATGGCTGTTGGTGAGGGATGGTCAAAAATATCCTATGCTGCCAAGATGTCTAATATGCCTATTGATCAAGCAAGGCAGATGTTTGAGGATTTGGCTGTATCATCTCGTGCATTTGGTTTATCTGCTGATGATACAAAAGGTGCAATGCGCGCTGTTATCCAGATGATGGGTAAGGGTAAGGTTAATGCTGAAGATTTAAGACAGCAATTAGCTGAACGTATTCCTGCTGCTATCCCTATGTTAGCTAAATCAATGGGTATCACTGTTGGTGAGTTAGAAGATCAAATGAAAGCTGGACTTATACCTGCTGAGAAATTAGTTGGTATGTTCAGGCTAATGGCTCAAGATGTTAAAGGTAGTGGAGCATTAAATAAATCTTTAAAATCTGTTGGTGCTGCACAAACTGCTTTGAGTAATGCCTCTAAGAGAGCATCAAAGGCTTTCTGGGGTGAAAATGCTAAAGGCGGCTTCAAAGACTTCATGTTCATGCTCACTGATTTCCTTGATGGAAATACAAAAGCAATTGGACAATGGGGTGATACATTTGCAATAGCTGGCAAAATTATACTTGATACACTCGGAGCTATTGCTCCTATTTTATCACTTGTAAACACAGGGTTTACTGCCCTATCTGATCTTCTGATAAGTACAAGTACATCTACAACACAGTTTGGTCAACTCAATGCCCTTGGTAGAGTATTGGCAATGATCTCTTGGCTTATACATGATGTTAAAATGGCCTATGAAGATTTAGAAAAGTTGCTTACAGGTGGTGAAGTAGTTGGTGGTCAAAGCAGTATACAAGCCTCACAGAAACGCGCCAACATGAAAGGTATTCCTGTTGAGGAGCAAATAGCATGGGAAGCTAAATATGGTAATGACTTAGCCATTGCTGAAGAGCGCAACAAATCTGGACAGAACTCATATCAGAAAAAATCTTGGTTGGAATGGGGTGGTCGCGGAGAGACTGAGTGGTTAGCATCACAAGCTGAAAAGCTTAATGCTATGCGTAGCTCCCTTGGTGGTCAAGACCCTTACACCTACGGTGCTCAATCTGGAAGTTTATCAAACATGTACAGGATGGGTGAGAAGATGACTACTAACCTTATGCAAGGTAAATTGGAATTTAAAGTTGACGCTTCTAATGTTATTAATCTGAATAAAGATGGAATAGCTGATGTAAGCATCCCTTATGGATTCCAATTAGGTTTTAATGATTCTGGTGGGAAGAACAGGGGTAATTGATGGGTAAATTTTATATCGAAACCTCTGAGGTTGGTCTTAGTGGGAAATACATGATATTTGAATTGAGTGCAACAACCGACATAAGTGTTGCTATCTCAAATTCATTATCACAGTATCCAATTGAAGATGGAACACTTCTAACAGACCATGTAATTGAGTCTCCAAAAATTATATCATTTTCTGGTATTGTAACTGATGTTGCAAGTTTGTCAGTCAATACCGGAAGTGATAAACAACCATTCAGAACAGACACTCAAGCTGATTTAGTTAAACAATATATTGAGACACTTGAGCAGAAGATAGCAGATAGGGAGACCTTCTCTATTTACTTCTCAAATATATTAAAGCCTGTTAAAAATTGTTTTATAACTAGGTTCTCATTTTCAAAGAATAACACCCTCGGTGGTGAAGCTTGGGAGATAAGCCTAGAAGCTACAAGAGTTAGACAAGCAAAACGTGCTGAATTTGTTTATGTTCCAAATGTAAACTTCAGAGCATTGCTTGCACAGCCTAAAAAAGCTGCATCAACAAAAGCATCTTGTGATGCTGCTCAAACAAGTACGGTATCTGGTCAAGTTGAAAATACTAATCCAGATCAAAAACCTCCAACAGATGAAGAACGTCAATACATCTTATGGAATTGGGCAGTAAATGGCACCCCCCCTCCTGAGCTAAGACCAACACAGGCAGCAACTGCTAAGAAATCACAAAACTATAAACCAAATGTCCCATTAGAGGTTAGGTAATGATCCAGTTTCCTGTTACAGAAAATGGGAATTCAACACATGATGTTCCTCTTGGTGGGCAAGTTTATACATTCTCTTACAAATACAACACTCGTAATCAAAGAGTATATTTATCATTATCACTTGATGGTGTTGTTCTGATAAGTGGAGTAAGGCTTGTAGCTTTAGGATTACCAATACAACAGTACACTCTTGCTGATTTCCCACCAATTCAAATGTTTGTCGGGATGCTTGGAAATGGTATTGAACCAACACTTGGTAATATTGGTATAAATAAAGATTTCTCATTAATTGGAATAGGTTGGGATGATGTGTAATGGCTATCCCTATAAGAAAATATAATCTCTACATTGGTTTTGTAAGAGAGCTTGAAGATAAACGTAAGAATAAATTAGCTGGTAGTGGTTCAAATGTCAGAACAATTGATATGCAATCACTACCAATTGATAAACAGTTTATAAAGATAACAGAACACCAAATAACAGCTAATATACATTACCCCCGTAATGGATCATCTGGTAAAAGTGTTCAACAAACAATTGTTATAACCAACCCAAATGATAGCACAATTGCTATGTGTAGAACTGCTAATGCTGTTCTTCTTGAGGCTGGTTATAATGATGATGTTGTTCTGCCAATAATTTGTGCAACGCAGATTGTTGAATCTCGTGTAGAGAAATCAGGACAAGAAAGACTCCTCACACTTATTTGCTCTGATGCTCACCGAGTTAAAAGAGAAATATCAATTAGTAAATCCTATAGTGCGTCTCTTACATATAAAGATGTGATTGATGACATACTTACACAATTTGCAACATACGGAATATCTTCTAAAGCAGACCTTAGTGGCTTAGCTGGTAAACAGCTTGGTAAAGCTAAAGTGTTTTCTGATGGCCTTGCTGAAGCATTAACAAACGTATGCAACTCTGTTGGCTATAGGTGGTTCTTATCTGCTGGAATAATATATGTTGAGCCAAAATCAAAGCCTTCATTGGAGGTAATGAAACGCTCAATAAGAATCCTGCCAGAAAATGTAAAACAACAAATAAAAGAAATACAAGATACAGTTAATCGTAGTCCAGATGAGAAAATACAAGAGCGTGGTATTTGTATTGTTCTTAACCTTAATGGAAACTTTTCTGCTGGTGAAGTTGTTGATGTCACCTTTGGTGAATTTGAAGGTTCTTATTTCATTAGAGATGTTAAACATGTTCTTGACTTTGAAGGGAATCAGTGGGACACGATTGTTGAGTGTTTTAAATAACAGGTGAATTATGGCAATGGATTTTAGTGATGCAGTTAATGATCACGTTAAAGGTGCAATAGCACAGCTATATACAAATATCCCAGCCATTATAACAAGTGTAGCAAATCTTGAGAGTGATAATGTAGTAAGTGTACAGCCAGCAATAAATAAAACATCAGGAGATGGCTTCTCCTACCCAATGGCAGAGATTCCTGATGTCCCTGTGCAATGGCCTGCTGGTGGCGGTGCTGTATTAACATTCCCGCTTGCTGTAGGTGATGAGGTTTGGCTGTCATGCTCAATGACATCAATGTCAGAGTGGTGGCTTACTAATAGTGGTACAGTTACACCATTTGATTCACGTATGCACGACCTGTCTGACTGTGTAGCAATACCATCAATCTTCAGGAAAGGGAATAACCCTGCTCCGAGTAAAGATGATGTTGTGTTGAAGTATGGTGGTCACAGTATAACTCTTGAGAAGAGTGGTGGTAACATTGTAATTAACACTTCTGCTGACACCATCATCAACTGCACAACAGCCACAATTAATGGAAATCTGTATGTTGATGGAACGATAGAAGCAAGTGGTAATATCAGCTCTGATGCTGAAGTTACCGCGAATGCTGCAAGTGTTCCAATTGGGTTATCAACACATATCCATCCTTACCTCAATGTGACAACACCATCATTAACTGATGCACCTCAGTCACCACCCTAATCTGGAACAAACATGGCAAACGATATTCTGCTTGACCCTGTTACACATGACATTCTGTTATCCAATGGATCAATGTCATTATGTACAGAGTTAAAAGAGTTAACAAGACAACGTGTTGAGATAACACTAAAGACATTCCTTGGGGAATGGTTTGCCAACACATTATTTGGTGTTCCATATTTCCAGACTATCTATGGAAAGAATACAAAGACTGCTGCTGACATAGCAATCAAGTCAGCTATACAGGGTGTTGAAGGGATAGTTGAATTGCTTTCATTTGAATCATCTCTTGATACATCAATAAGAAAATTAACAGTGACATTTAAAGCTCTCTGCACAGATGGTGCAATAATTGAGCAGGAGATAGTTGTCTAATGGCTATTCCATCAACAGGGTTAGAAGTACAGACATTTGAAGAAGTGTTCTCTACTATCATTGCTAGTGAACAAGAGCTTATAAGCTCATCTATCAATATTAATGAAGATACATTGCTTGGACAATTAAACACCATCATGGCCTCTCGTATAGCTCTTGCTAATGAGGGCTTACAAGATGTGTATGACCAACGTAACATTGATGTTGCTGAAGGTAAGGCTCTTGATGATGATGTATCATGGATGGGGATACAAAGACAAGGTGCTGTAGCCACAAGTGGTGAACAGTGGTTTGTTGGAACAGATGGAACAATCATTGCTTCTGGTTCTATGATTAGAAATAGTGGAGCAGGAGATACATACACTCTTGATTCATCTGTAACAATATCCAGAACAGCTTGTAAGCGTATTAAGATTGGTGTTCTCACTGTAACAAACTCCACAGCTTATACAGTTGTTGTTGATGGGGTTACATACACTTATAACTCAGATGTCTCTGCCACTGATCAAGAGATTGTCACTGGCCTTGTAGCACTCATCACTGCTGGTACAAATATCACAGCAGTTGATAACACAGATAAGACCTTCACAATCTCCTCAGATGACTTCTCAGACTTCGCTTATGTTAATGATGCAAAGCTAAGGATGATAGAGGTGGTTAGCTCTGGTGACGTTACATGCACTGTCACAGGCATTATACAAGCCCCTGCTCTATCAGTTGATACAATCATCACTCCTGTGAGTGGTTGGACATCTACATACAATAGGATTGCTCTTATAGCAGGTAGAGAAGTAGAAACTGATGTTGACCTAAGAGCTAGGGCTAAACTCACCCGTACATCATCTGGTAAAGCTACCGTTGATTCTATACGTGCTGCTGTATTGAATGTTGATGGTGTTTCATCTATAGCTGTTAATCAACAATATGTATCAATGGGTGATAATGTTAATGGTCAACCAATGGGAAGCCTACAGCTAACCATACAAGGTGGTACTACTGATGATGAGGTAGCTCAAGCTATCTGGGATAGTGTCGCTGCTGGCGTAGAAGTGTGGGCAATCCCTGATGCTTCTCTTGCTAGTGGAACAGCGGCAGATATATCTGGGAATACACATACAATTGAATGGAATAGACCAACAGCTTATCCAATGACTGTCTTGGTTACATATTATGTGTTTGACACAACAGCCTACCCTGCAACAGATGCAGAAGCTGAATCAGCCATAGCAAGTGCTGTATTGGCGTTTGGCAATAGCTTAGGTTCTGGTGAAGATGTATATGCTGCTGAATTTGAATCAAGTGTATATGGCGCTGTTGGTGGTATATACAGGGTTAAAATCACTGTTGCTGATAAGGCCACAGGATTGATAACTTCTGACTCAACTGTTGAGCCTCTTGAATTTATTACTGTAGCTGCTTCAGAAGAAGCTTACTTTGAGCTTGCTGATATTACAGTGACTAAGTTGCCTTAAAGGAAATGAGATGGTAGATATAACACAGTTAGACCATGTTGAAGAGGGCTTATCTCAACTACCATCACAGTGGGAGAATAGTCCTAGAGTGAGAGGGCTTCTCACAAGTTGGTTAAGACCTTTAAATACTTTTGAAGAGAACTTAATTGGTGTACGTGATGGTTTTAACATGTACACATCCATTGGTGCTCAGCTTGATATCATTGGTACATATTTTAGTGTTTATAGACTAGGCAGGTCTGACACTGATTACAGGAATGCAATACTTAGTATTATAGCTTCAGGTAACGGTAGCGGAACTACAGATCAGATGATCATCCTGTTTAGTTCTATGGCTAATACAGCAGACGTGAAGTATTGGGGACATCCTCCATTATCATTTGCAATGCTTGCCACTGGTGGTGATGAAGGTGGAGCATCTGATGCTCTGTACATGAGTAATGCTAAAGCTGCTGGAACAGAGTTTGCTGCTGTCATGTATGACCCATATCAATATTGCTGGCTTGGGTTTGAAGCTGCATTACAACAAGATCAAATTGTTGACAATCTTGGTAATGATTTAGTTGATGATCTTGGAAACAAGATTGTTGCTAATATTGTTGTTGAAGGTGTCGATGATGGAATGATGCGTTATTCCTTTGTTGATCAGATTGATGATGGTGAATTAGCCTTTGGTTATGGTATCAACTATGGTGGGAACTATGGTGGTAGCCAAGAGAAATATAGCTGGTTAGCCGAAGCATCTTTTGTTGATAACTCCCTTGTGACAAGTGGTGGTAATGGATTTGTTGAATGGTGTGGAACAGCAGAGCTTGATTCTGGAACAGGTTCAACAAATAAAGCTAAACCAATTAAGCAAATGGCTGATTCAGGATTAAAACGTGGACAACCAATGCCACGACAATTCTTTAATTGGCTTATGGCTAATATTGACAGTTGGTTTAAACATATCTCAAATAGAACAGTTATTGGAACATTTAAAATGACTGTTGATAACACAAAGACAATTGCTGATTATGCTACATTGTTTGGTGGTACGTGGGTAAGCCACGGCACTGACACTTATGCTGGTGTAACAGTTTATGTATTCCAGAGGACAGCATAATGGCTAGGCCAACAGACTACCCATATTGGGCTACAGTGTCAGAAAGTGATCCTGTGCTTGGTACACCAAATAAAGCTGCCCCATCTGCCGAGAAGCAGAGCTATGGGCAGAGAGCAAATAGAAATACCCTCCGTCAAGATATTAATTATCTGTTTAATAAGATAAGAGAATGGATTCAATTCTTTGATGAACAATCCACGGTAGGTGATGTATATATCCATACCCTAGCAGGTGCCCCATCTCTTGCAGATCTTGGTACACAGCTTGGTGGAACATGGGATTATATTGATAGTGGAACAGGTGCTGACACAATTGCTGGCCAATCTGTTATTGTTTACAAACGTATACCATAAGGGTGAATTATGGCTGATATAAATATTGCCGCTCTACCAGCAGCAGGCGCTTATGCTGATGCTGACATATTCCATATCAGCCAAACTGGTGCTGATTACAAAACAACATTAAGTGCAATGGATGCTCGCTTCTCTAAAGTTGACATCTATGGACTCACTGAAACATTAACTCCTACAACAGCAATGTTTGTAGCTGTTGGTGTTGATGGCACAATTGCTAATAACAAGAAAGTGTCACTAGAGAAGCTTGGTCAACTTGTTCAAGCAGAATCATTATTTACAAATGATGAAGATATTGATGCTGATGATGAAGTGCCATTTAGGAAGGATAACGCTGCTACATTAAAACAATGTACAGTGGGTGGCTTAGCTAAAAGAGTTATGACATTCCCTGATCTGGCTAATGCTTTAACAGCAGCATCTGTTGTTGATACAGATTATGGTGTTATGTATGACACCAGTGCTACAGAAGCAAAGAAGATTAACATCGCTGAATACAGACAAGCAATGCTCAATGCTACAAGCCTCACTGCCCTTACTTCACCAGATAATGCTGACTTCTTGTATTTGTATGATTCATCTACATCTGATGCCAAGAAGATTACATATTCAAATCTGTTTGCTGCTGTAACTGCTGGCTTACCATTTGATGATAGGATTAGTTCCACTGTAGCAGACTCTGCTGCTGGGTTAATTGATTTCCAAGCTGGTATTAAATCAAACACAATTGTTCCATCATCTGGAACAGACATCACTGTATCAGCTAAGCTTATTGTAAACAGTGAGATTGCTTCTGCTCTTGGTACATTTACCAATGTGAAGGGTAAGGTGTTGGGCACTAATGGTAATAGTGGATCATTGTATTTAGAGAGTGTTTCATCTGGAAGCAAGTGGAACATTAAAGGTAATGAGCTTACTCCAGTTGATGATAATACCACTGATCTTGGTACAGCATCACTGAAGTATAAAGCTTTGTATGCTAACACAGTATCAACTGGTGTATTATCAGCTACAACATCTGCTGCATTGCCAAACAATGTAACAATCCGTAATGCTGCTAATAGTGCCAACCTCACTGTTATGGATGTTGACACGGTGAACAGGAATATCCTTCCTGTTGCTACCAGTGCACTGAATGGTGTATTAGAGCTTGCATTATTGCCTGAGCTTCAAGAAAACACTCCTGCTGCATTGACACAAGCTATCACTGCTGGCTTGTTGGCACAATGTGTTAAACAGGGTACAGGGTTTATCACTGTAGATGGTGTGTCAGAAGCTTGCTATGGTGGAAGCTTAAAGATTGCTGGATTGTTAATCCAATGGTTAAAGGTTGAACCAACAGTAAATAAAGGTGAGAACCCAATTCCTTTATTATTCTCAAATTATTCTTGGATGCACAATTTCGGTGATACACATTATTTAATAATGGGTGGAGCTATTACAGGATGGGGTGGTGGTTATCCAACATCTATATTTCCTGTTAAGGCTACAATTGCTACAACAGGGTTTACATATTACACAGCTTCTGCTATTAATCCTGATGTGCAGATTAGAGACCACTTTGTATTCATGATAGGTAAAGTATAATGACAGCTACAAATGAATCAAACTTAGGTTTATATCTTGGGTGGGCATACGGGGAAGATAACTGGAATACCGGTATGGATGCTAACATGGCTATCCTTGGGGCTATCTCTCAGTTGTATGTGAAGAGTAGGTCAACATCAGTTAAGCCTGTATCACCAACAAATGGTGACAGGTATTATGTCCCTGTTGGAGCTACAGGTGATTGGTCAGTGTATGAAAAATATATAGCAATATATTCTGCATTTCATGCTGCTTGGTTATATGTGCCAGCTAAAGCTGGGATGGAATTCCGTGTAGAAGATGAGAGTAATGCTTCGTTCTATTACAATGGAACAGCTCTTGTTACATCCACCAGCTTGTCTGGATATTTAACAGCAGCATCAACATACACAGCAACAGGAGATGTTACATTCCAAGCTCCTCCTAAATTTAGTGGTAGTCATACAGTTGATACAACTGAGCTTGCTACAGTGGGAGATGTTGATACAAAGATAGCTGCTGTGGATTATTCCACATTTGTCAGAACAACTGGTGATCAAGCTGTAGCAGGAATAAAGACGTTTGCTTCCTCCCCTGTTATTCCTAATGCTGCTAATGCTAACCAACCTGTAGCTAAGGGACAAATGGACACAGCTATTGCTGCTGTAACAGGAGCTAATGTTGGCACGGGTGCTGATGTATTCAAAGCCAAGAGTGGTAATGACATACAAATGAGGACATTGGTTGCTGGAAGCAATGTAACTATCACTGAGAATGCTAATGATATTACAATTAGCGCCCCTGTAGCTGCTGTTGATGAAACAGCAGGCTATTCATGGACTGGTGAACACACTTGGGATATTTCAGGTGGTAAATCCTTTATTGTTAGTGATGATCCTACTTTCACAAACCCGACTAAATTGCTCGGTATATTTGATCACGTTGACGCAGTTTACTCATCAGGTATTATGTCTATTAATGTAGTATCTAATACACTCGGATCATCCTCAGCGCAAGCACAAATCTCTGCCGGCGATGATGGTAGTGTTGTAAGTATTCTTAGCATTGGAAACAACAATGGCTCAGCGTATGAAGGAACGTCTGTTGAACCAGATGGGTCATCATCTAAATCATTGACGGTAGGTGATTACACAGTTAACATTGGCGGGTCATTTTATGTTGTTGATGACGCGACAACCCCAACTAAATATTTCGGTATATTTGATGGTGTTGATTTACCTGCTACTGGTGTAGATTTGGTGTATGGTCATAACTTATACGTTTCTGGTGATAACACATTTGGCAACTATTGGTACTATGATAAAACAGATTTTTCAGGTGCTTACGTATCAGTTGCAAAAAATGCCAACGGTCAAGTAATAGAAACAGCATCTGTATTGGCAGATGGCACATCACAAAAGACTATAACTGCTGACACAATTAAATTAACTGGTGTTCAACAACACAATGGTTACAAGTCTGGCACATTAGCATCCCCACCTGCTGGAATGGTAATTGGTGAAGTGTGGGCTGATACAACTGATAGTGCTACACATCCAATTTATCGCATATCAACTGTAGCTACATAATTGTAGCTCCATAATGGAGGCCGTATATGGCTGCTGATCCTGTAACGGCTCTTGCTGGACTTGCAGATACTTTCATTAACACATTTTTCGAGAGTAAAGAAGCAAAGTCTGAAGCAAAGCTAAAGATGTATGAAATGACTCAGAATGGAGAATTAGCTCGTATGGCAGAAGCCAACAAGTTAATCCTTGCTCAAGTTGATGTTAATAAAGCAGAGGCTGAAAATCCTAATTTGTTTGTATCAGGTTGGCGACCCGGCGTGGGCTGGATTTGTGTTGCTGGCTTAGGGTTTAATTTCCTTGCTCAACCAATGCTTGCATGGTTCTCAACAATCTATGGATGGCCTGTTCCCCCACAACTTGACATTAGTGACCTGTTGACCTTGTTGCTAGGTATGCTTGGTTTAGGTGGGATGAGATCATTTGAGAAAGTAAAAGGCGTGGCTAAATAAGCCATTAACATTAATCACCAACATTAGAGACTTGATTTGTGGGTGAAATACAAATAATTATTGTGCAGTATGGTGGAATCCTGCTGAGTGCTGTTGCTACAGCAATGGCAGCATATCACTTCAAAGGAAAGGATGCGCTCAAGGAGCAAGTCTTAAAGCTCATTGGACAAATGGGTTGTAATTCGCAGGAAATTGCTATGCTTAAAACACAGACAGCGGGAGATCGTGAGCTTCTGAAACAACAGCTTGTAAGCTTGGATGCAGAACTCAAGGATGTGAAGAGATCAATGCGAGATGATACAAATGAGATAAAGGGGGCTATTTCCCTAATCTCTCAAAGTATGACGGCTTTGGTTGAAAAGCAAGGAGAATTATCAGGGACATTATCTGCTGTATTACACAAGAGAGGAAACAGCTATGATTAACAAGCCAGAAGGCTCACCAAACCTCCTACAATCGCTTCTGAGCCGCTTTGTAGATACACAGAGACCTATGGGCTCAACCAATGTTACAACAGCCCTAGGAGCCAGCCTAATGAGTTTGGCGCTATTGTTAACACAACAGTCTGATCTTGTCATCCAAGGCAGTGGGTTTGTTGTAGGTACAATTGGATTCATTATGACCTTGTACAAGGGTAAGAAACAGCCAGAATAAACATTACAGAAATGTAATGAACATATTGTAATATTTTATGTTACACATAAGCCTCATTCTCGAAAGGGAATGGGGTTTTTTATTGCCTGTAATATATACCATCTTATAACACCATTGACACAATCATATATTAAGGCTACAATTGTAAAACAAGTTAATAACAAAAAAGGAGAAGTGAATGAGTGTAAAATTTCTGGTTGTAATTAATGATGGGAAGCGTGAATCTATCTACAAGGGTATTACTGCCCCAGATATGTCAGCAGCTTTAGATATTGCTGTTGAGAAGCATATCAAGCATTTTCCTAAAGTGGATATTGCTGATATTGAGGCCACAAGTTGTAAGATGGCACAATGATCATGACAGATAATTATGAAGAATTAAGAGATTTATCAGCTAGAGCTTTAGGTTGGATTGATTACCCAACTGACTCTATTGAAGAAGGAACTGTTTGGCATACAGATAAGTCTAAAGCACCCTATGATCGTACAATCAACAAGTGTGATTGGAATCCAATTGAAAATGATAGTCACTGTTGTCTGTTGATGGATAACTTGAGTATTGGTTTTGAGTGGATGATGTCCTATGTACAAGCAAGAGATTTGCTGGATTTAGTTGATTTGTTAATCGGTAGAGTTCCCTACTCAGGCTGTTACTCGGATGGTCAAGCTAGGAGAATTGCTGTCACGAAGGTTGCCGCTGAGTTATACAGGAAATCGCAATGATTACTCCACTTCTGCAAAGGCAGATTGGTAGTGAACTGAAATGGATATTCAAGGAAGATGTAACACCTGAATTTCTAAGACATTTCTTCTCTGAAGTGTTTGTAGAAGAGAGCATAGATGATTATTCTTCAATCAATATGTTCCTTGCAATGACAAGTGAAGCAGTGTATGTTCAGCTACAATGGATTGATAATGATGGAAATAGTGATTTGAGGGAATATAGAGTTCCTTATGAAGCGTATAATAATTGGTGTAGGGGGATGATGAAGAATGAGTGATGATAAGTTTATTGTCGAAAGACATGGTGTTGAGATTGACCTATCATACGAACATTCTACAGTTTGTCCTAGATGTGCAAAGAATGGTAGAGATACATCGGGTGACAATTTCCATGTATATGGATTAGACAAGAATGGTAAGTATTTAGGTGGTCATTGCTTCTGTTGTGAATATACCATTCCCAGCGAAGAGTGGCTTGAAGTGAATGGTGAAGTGGAGGATATTGTGGGTAAAGAATTTAATGATGAAGTGAGAAAGCAGCTTAAAGCTTCCACAGGTGTTGATGGCAAAGGTTATAGGGGAATCAAGAAGGAAGTAAGCGTATTCTTTGGCGTGAGGTATGATTACAATACAGATGGTTCTATTAAGACTGTATATTATCCTTCAACAAAGAATAATGAATTGGTTGGTTATAAATTACGGGCTACCCCAAAGAGCTTTCCAAACCCCTATGGGGAAACAGGTAAAGACTGCGACATGTTTGGGCAATTCAGGTTTAAAACACATAGCGGAATTTGCTTGGTTGTAGGTGGGGAAGCGGACCAGCTTGCCGCATACCAAATGCTTTTAGATATGCAGAAGGATAAGAAATATGATTCTATTTCTGTTGTTAGCTCATTGATTGGTGAGAGTGGTGCATACAAGCAAGTGCAGAATAATTATGAATTCTTTAATCAATTTAAAAAGATTATTGTTTGCATGGATAGTGATGAAGCTGGTCAAGCTGCTGCTGATAAGATTGTGAATGTTCTTCCTCGTGCTAAAGTTTCAATTATGAAGATGCGTAGGAAAGACCCTAATTCATATATCTGGGATAATGCTACAGGAACAAAGCTTAATTTTGAGCAAGAGTTTATCAATGACTTTTGGGCAGCTAAACCATTTACACCTGCTGGGGTTAAGAGTGCTGCTGACGGTATTGATGAGATTGCAGATGAATTGCGTAAGCCTCGTATTACACTTCCACAGTATATGCACAAGATGCAGGACATGATGGGTGGTGGGATTATTCAGGGTAGGATTGGGAATGTTATTGCAGATACTTCTGCCGGAAAGTGCTTTGCAAAAGGTACTAAGGTGATGATGTCTGATGGTAGTCTGAAATCAGTTGAAGATGTTGTTGTTGGTGATACAGTCATGGGTGCAGATGGTTCACCAAGAAAGGTGCTAACTCTTGCTAAAGGAGTTGATCAAATGTACGAGATACAGCAAAATGATGGGGTTAATTATGTAGTAAATTCCGACCACATATTGTCTCTTCGTGCCGGTTATAATTGCCCTGCTTCAAAAGTGTATAAAGGTGATATTGTTAATGTCGCTGTTAAAGATTGGTTGTTGTTTGGTAATAAACTGAAGCGATCATTGAAGGGTTATAAAGCTAACTTGTCAAAGTTAGGGGTTGGTAACAGAGTTGAGTTACCATATTTAATAGGTTTATGGTTGGCTGATGGGCATAGTATTACATCGAGAATAACTGTTGGTAATAAAGATGATGAACTAAAGAATTATTTAAGAGAAGTTAGTTTATCAAAAGGATGGTATATTACATTACCTCCATCTGGAGATAGAAGTGGTTCTCAGTGTTTTTCTATTTCTGGTGGATTTAGAACTATGTTAAGTAGTTTAAATCTTATAGGTAATAAACATGTTCCTTACTCATATAAAATGGCATGTGAAGAAGATCGTAAGGAACTGCTTGCAGGTATACTTGATGGGGATGGTTATCTTACTGGTAATTGCATAGAGATTGTTCAGAAATCAGAAACCATGAGGGACGATATAATATTTCTTGCGAGATCACTTGGTTTGCGAGCAACTTATGTTGATAAATTTTGCAAATGTCAAGGATTTGATGGTAGGGTATATTACAGGATTCTTATTTCTGGGGACATTGATAAGCTACCTTTGAAAGTTCCAAGAAGGCGTACTACTACAAAAAGTGAGTTACGTAGAAATCTTAATACTACGATAGTCGTAACACCCGTAGGTATTGGTGAATATTACGGCTTTGGTATTGACGGGGATCATTTGTTTTGTCTTGAGGATATGACTGTTACTCATAACTCAACACATGTTAACAGGATGGTGTATCACTGGATATTTAATAGCCCTGTAACCCCAACCATTGTTAGCTTAGAGGCAACAGCTTCGCAATATATGTTGGAAATGCTCTCTGTTCACATGGAAGTTAATTTGTTATGGAAGATGACTACCGATGAATTACTTGAGTTTTTAGACACAGATGAAGGTAAGCGAGTTTGTAATGAATTAGCATACAAGCCAAATGGTGAACCTCGATTCTTTATCATTGATGACCGTGCCGGAAGTATCAAGGACATGGAAAAAGAGCTTGAGATGCTTCGTAATAAGTTTGAAAGCAGGTTATTTATTATTGACGTACTAACTGATTTATTACGAGGAAGTAATGAAGAGCACTCTGAAGACCACATGAATTTTCAGCGCAATATGGCTAAAGATGGTGTGACAATTATCAATGTTCTTCATACACGCAAACCACAGCAAAGTCCTGATGGTAAGATTAGGAAGGTTACAGAGTATGATGCTCTAGGTACAGGGAGTTTTGTACAATCAGCGCATTACAATATTGTGTTGAATCGTAACAAGCTTTCTGATAATGCACTTGAGAAGAATACAACTGAAGTTGATCTTGCTAAATGTCGTGGTGGTAAAACAGGTCAAGCAGGTAAGTGGTATTATGAGTTTGACAAGAGTAAATGTCATGATCTTGATGATTG